AGCTCGCCCAGCTGGCCAATGGTGCGATTTATGCGGATACCGGAGAAATCATCGAGTTTCACGACAGAAAGCTGGACGCTTTGGAGGATATTATCGAGGCCGCCAATGAAAAACCGCTCCTTGTAGCCTACTGGTTCCGGCACGACTTATCCCGCATAAAGAACCGCTTCAATGTTCGGGAGATCAAGACAAGCCGCGATATCGCTGACTGGAATGCGGGAAAGATTCCTGTAGCAGTCATACATCCGGCCTCTGCCGGTCATGGCCTAAACCTTCAGGCCGGAGGCTCCACCCTTGTATGGTTCGGGCTCACATGGTCGCTGGAACTCTACCAGCAGACCAACGCCCGCCTCTGGAGGCAAGGCCAAGAGTCCCATACCGTGGTGATCCAGCACATCATCACAAAGGGCACCATTGATGAGCGGATCATGCGGGCACTCACCAAGAAAGAACTGACACAGTCGGCACTGATCGACGCGGTCAAAGCCGAGGTGGTGTGATGAGCGATCCTTATGAAAATCTCGCAAACGCAATCGTGCTGCAGGCCGTGAAGGATTACCGCAACGCCCTGAAGCGCCTGAAAAAGAAGTCCGGCAACAAGGCCGCGATGGCAGACGCGCTGGAATGCGAGCGCTTCTTCCGCTCCGGCTGGTACAAGACCCTAACGAGCGTGGACGGCGAGTACCTAATCACAAAACTACGAGAGGAGGCTAAGCCTAAATGACAGTAAAAGAATATCTCCATCAGGCCTACCGCCTTGATCAGAGAATCAAGTCCGATACGATGGAAGCCCAGAACCTTCGTGAGATGGCGGGCAGCGTGTCGGCTATCCAATATGATAAAGACCGGGTGCAGACTTCAAGGAACACCGAGGCTCCCTTTGCCCGGACGCTTGAAAAGCTCTGGGACTTGGAACAAAGAATTGCACGGGAGCTTGAGATGCTTTCCGACCTGAAAAAGCAGATCCGGGAAGTGATCGAGGCAGTTCCGGACACCGACGAGCGCATGGTTTTGAAGTACCGTTACATCCACAACTATACATGGGAGCAGATCGGCACCGAGCTTTGTGCAGATGCCCGCACCATCCGGCGCTGGCACGGAAACGCACTGCTGCATGCATCTCTCCCTGAAAATCCTATCGAAATATGAAATGCGCCCGAAATGTCCATATTTGTCCTAAGATGCCCACCTGCCACTTATGATAGTATATAATCAGCGAAACAGAATAAAGAAACGGCTGCACGCGCAGCCACCAAGCCTTGTGGGATTATCCTGCAGGGCTTTTTCTTTGCCCGAAAGGAGGCGCGGCTTATGCCAAGGAAACCAAAACGACCGTGCCGCTTTCCCGGCTGCCCGAACCTGACCGACGGTGCTTACTGCGAGGAGCACGCCAAGGTGATGGAACAACACTACGAGAAGTTCCAGCGCGGCTACTCTCCCGGCAAACGCTACGGCAGAGCTTGGAAACGAATCCGTGACAGGTATGTCCACAAGCACCCGCTCTGTGAGCAGTGCTTAAAGGCCGGACGCTACGTCGCGGTCGAGGAAGTCCACCACATCATTCCTCTTGCTGACGGAGGAACGAACGAGGAGTCCAATCTCATGAGCCTTTGTCGTTCGTGCCACGAGAAGATTCACCACGAGCGCGGCGACCGGTAGGGCGGGTGAAATCTCTACGACCTGTTTTCCCGGAAAACGGCGCGGGGTCTTCTTCGCAAAAATTGCAATTCAAACGGGGTATTAAACCCAGCCCGATAAGACAAGGAGTGATTGACGTGGCAAAAGACGGAACCAATCGCGGCGGGCGGCGTGTAAAAGCAGGCTCCAAACCTGACGCCCTCGCCGACAAAATCACAAGAGGAGCACCGGCAAGGCGCATGGAGCTTCCCGACTTCACAGACGACTTAACTGACCTCGATACAGAGAACATCGGTGACGGCGTGGAGCTCGAAGGCATGGATATGCCAAGCCCGGACGACTACCTATCTGCACAGCAGAAGGACGGCAAGCCGCTGGGCGCAGATGAAATCTATAAGGAAACATGGCTGTGGCTCAAGGAGCGCGGCTGCGACAGGCTCGTAAACAAGCGCCTACTCGAAAGCTACTCCGAGGCCTTTGCCAGATATATTCAGTGCTCCGAGGCGGTCAGCAAATACGGCCTGCTCGGAAAACACCCGACTACGGGAGCTGCGATTGCGAGTCCATTCGTGCAGCTCTCTCTTAATTTCCAGAAGCAGGCCAACCTGCTCTGGTATGAGATTTACGACATTGTAAAGCAGAACTGCACCGAGCCATTTGAAGGCAGTCCGCAGGACAGCGTGATGGAGCAGCTGCTTCGAAGCAGGAGGAACATGTAAATGAATACAGAAAGATTTGAACAGGTACCTATAGATAAGCTGGTACCCTACGCCCGGAACGCCAGAACGCATTCCAAGGAACAGATCGCGCAGCTTAGAGCTTCCCTTCGGGAGTTTGGCTTTGTTAGCCCTGCGGTCATTGACGCGGACTATAACATCCTCGTCGGACACGGACGTGTACAGGCTGCCCGCGAGGAAGGCTATGAAAACGTGCCCTGCGTCTTTGCCGAGAACCTGACGGAAGCCCAGAAGCGAGCATATATCCTTGCGGATAATCAGCTGGCGCTCAATGCCGGATGGGATGAGGAAATGCTGTCGGTCGAATTATCCGACCTGCAGGATCAGTCCTTTGACCTCTCGCTCCTTGGCTTTGATGCCGGTGAACTCGACAAGCTCCTCGGCACCGAAAACGAAAAGGACATCGCCGATGACGACTTTGACCTGACTTCCGCTTTGGAGAAGGCTTCCTTCGTGGAGCCCGGCGACATCTGGACAGTCGGCAGGCACCGCCTCATGTGTGGCGACGCCACTTCTCCGGAAGATGTGGAAAAGCTCATGGACGGCAAGAAAGCAAACCTCATCCTGACCGATCCTCCTTACGGCGTATCCTTCAAAGCCTCGGACGGTCTGACGATCCAGAACGACTCCTTAAAGGGCGAGGAATTTTACAAGTTCCTTCTGGCGGCATTCAAGAACATGGCTGACCACCTCGAAAAAGGCGGAGCGGCCTACTGCTTCCATGCAGACACCGAAGGCCTCACCTTTAGGAAGGCATTCATTGACGCAGGCTTCCATCTCGCCGGTGTGTGTATCTGGGTAAAGAACAGCCTCGTGCTCGGTCGCTCCGATTATCAGTGGCAGCATGAGCCGGTGCTCTACGGATTTTTGCAAAACGGCAAACACCCGTGGTATTCCGACAGAAAGCAGACGACCATCTGGAACTATGACAAACCAAAGCGTAATAAGGATCACCCGACCAGCAAACCGCTGGATCTTCTGGGCTATCCTATAAAGAACTCCTCTCAGGAGAATTCTGTGGTCATTGATACATTTGGCGGCTCCGGCTCCACGCTCATGGCCTGCGAACAGCTCAACCGTATCTGCTGCATGATGGAGCTTGATCCGAAATACGCCTCTGTCATCCTCCGGCGCTATGTGGAGGATACTGGCGATACGGAAAATGTGTATGTAGTAAGAAACGGCGAAAAGCTCTACTACTCCGCTCTGGCAAAAGAGGTCGAGACCTCTCCGACGGCGGGTGTATAGTACACAATTTCTGCCCTGTATATTTGTCGATTATATTCCTTTGAAATATCGAGAAAACGCTTGCTATATAAGGCTTTCAGAGTGATGTATATACATGCCAAAAGGCACAGCCAAAAACCACATTTGAAAAACGGAGGTACACACAATGAAAGCAAACTACAACGTAACCGGAAAAGAAAGAAAAGCACTGGTCGCAGCCATCGCAGAGCTCACCGGCGACAAGGCAGTCTACAAGTTCATGCCCACCTGCGCCTTCGAGATCGGCGACATCACGGTCGACAAGGAAGGCGGCGTCACCTGCGAGGACGCGGACAAGCTGGAGCGCCTGATCCACAACCTCATCGCGGACGGCTTCACTCCGGCTGAGGAAATCGAAAGCACCGACGAGGAAGCCACCGCAGAGGAACCGGAAGC